CGGGGATTCTTTATTTCTTATGTTGATAAGATTTGATATTCTATTAGACGAATACCAAGTTGCTTACCTGTAGCTTGCCATAATAGTCTGCTGAGTTCCCAAGAGACGAGACAGTATTTGTGAATACTGCTTTTCCGTATCTGGTCATCAAGCTAACTACTGGTTGGAAAGTTACTGGATTGACAACAACGCCAGAGCTCATCAATGGGATATATGGGCAGTAGAAGTAGCCGGTGTCGACTTCTCCATTACCACCTTTGTATCCAACAAGGATAAGGTCGGTACCTTGTGCAAGAATTGGAGATTCTGGCGTACCGTAACCTGGTTGAGCACCGTTCCATACATAGTTGTAAACCTTAATCGTTCCATTAAGAGTTCCGACCATCATGGTGTTATTTGGTCCCTTGAATGATCCTTGGGTACCTGGTGCAAATACTGACTTTGCTGCGCTCTGCAATACAGAAACGATCATTGGAGATACAACGATATAGTTGCCTGCTCCACGACGTGTCTTTCTTGCAATTTCGTTTGCAACACGATTTATCAAGATACCTAGGTTACCGAAACGGTCACCAATGTATGCTGGTTGATATGTTGGTGCTGTACCAACTGTTGCGTAGTCCCATGCTGATACTGTTCCAGCAAGTGATAACAAGTCAGTGATAATTTCAGCGTCAATTTCTTGTACGATTTCAGCTGACATTGCCTTGGTCATTTCTGACTCAATATCAAGTCCGTGCTGACTGTTCAAGTCTTGCATTGCTTCAATTGTCCAACCTGCTTGCAACTTACGTGATCCAGCTTCAACAGCCTGGCTGATGACTTCAAGAGCCATCTTACGGCCACCTGAACCTTCCAAGTATGAACCAGAACCACCATATTGTGGACCTGATACTTCGAATGTTCCGTTACCGAACGTCATAGAAGATGCTACAATAGAATTGTAGGAATTTTCGTTTGACGACCATGCTCCACCTTCAGCTATACCTGTGATGTCAGCTTCTGGATATTCTCCAGAGCTTAAACCAGAAGCACCAGCTAATTGTGCGCCTGATCCAGTTCCTGTTGATGCAGTTGCTTGACCAGAATAGAATGCACGGATTGGTGTACCATTTGGGTTGTTAGCGTCACCAGTACCGAATGCTTCTGAACCAGCTGCGATGTTGTAACCACCAAATGGTGAGTTATTTGCATCGATGGTTACAGCTTCTTGATACTTGTAACGTAAAGAGTAAACAAGACCTACTGGTCCTGTCATTGGTTGAACTCCAACAAGCTCTGTTGCAATTGTTCCTGGAATAATACGACGGATCATTGGGATAAGAATCTTTCTGAATCCTGCGACGTCATTTGCGGAAATTGCTCCAGCTGCTGCTGTTTCATTCAACACATAGGCCTTTTGATTTTCTAATAGAGGGTCAACTACTTTACGTTGAGCAGGATTTAATCCTTCTAACAACGCAGCTTTCGTTTCACCCCATTTTTCAAACATTTCATCCATTTTAAAAACCTCCTGGGTTTGTACTAGTTATGATGATTTCTTAATATGTGTTATTAATCTTCGAATCCGGCAAGCTTACGAAGTCTTGAGGTTGCGCTTTCGCTCAACTGGTTCTCTTTAACTTCTTGTTTCTTAACTTCATCGTTTTCGTGATCGCCTGTCTTGACAGCTGTCTTAACTGCTTTCACTTCTTTTGTAGCTTTCTTACCTTCTGCTAGTACTTTTTCTTCCTTCCCAGTGGTTTTCTTGCTACCCTTACCAGAAGTCTTAGCTTCTGTAATTACTCGACCAATAAAGGTCTTGTATCCTTCACGCAACTGTTCTGTTGGAACAGATTGCAGTATTGCTTCCATAACATCGCGTGCGCGACCATTCAATGGCTTCAATACTTTCTTCATTTCTTCCTTACGCTTGTAAGATTCAACTTTCTTCTCTGCAGTTGTTAAAGCTGTAAGAGCTTCGTCAAGTTGACCTTGTGTTTCCTTCAATGATGTCGCACTCTTAGATGGATCAACATATTTGGAAGCGTATTCTCTTGCAAATGCTTCATAAATCTTGCGACCGAAGGTATTTTTCTTCTGTTCTTCAAGATCTTCACGCAACTCTGTAAATTCAGAGGTAAGGCGCATTTCTAAG